CTAAAATCTTTTCAAAGTGTTTAAGGTCCTGTATGTCTCCACTATCGTGCCATCTGAATACACCAGCCTCTACTATATTCTTTTTATTATTAATAAGATATACCATAGCATTAACCCAGTCCGGATTGTTAATACTGTCCAGCCTTTTATATTGTACTTCTACTATTTTAGGATATCTCACGTAATTACCCTTTAAGGCATAACAGGTACTACACACACTCCCTTTTATTTTTCTCAACTGCTGGCCTTTATTACAGGCACTGGCAGGTATTGAATAACTACTAGAAGGCATTTTACTGGTACTGGTTAAGCCAGCCACTATCGCAGTGGCCTGTTTAATTGTTTTAATATTCTGTGTTAAGTTATTGATTAACATATTATTTTCTCCTTGTTATATTTTATAGGCCATCACTGTCATACTGTCATACGGCTCCATATACCAGCCTCTGGCCTGTAAAAATTCATTCATAGGTGAAGGTTCCATACACTCAATTGATCCCCACGGGCTGTGTACTGTCTCTTCTTGTTCATACATACCTTTTAGCCATATATAATCATTATCCTCAACGTTACCTGTCCACTCCGAACCGTCCACGGCCTTTAATCCTTTAAACCTTTTATTTAACTGTTTAATCACTGTTTGTGCTTTTGCTATCTGTCTCATATTTACTACTCCTTTGTTGTTAAAATACTACACACAGCCTTTGTGCTGGTGTATGGTGATAATTATACACACATTATTTTAAATAGGTGGGTTTATTATGAATTAATTTATACATACTCTACACACTATGCTGTGTATGGCTTTACTGGCTATTAATGGGACACACGCGGGCCATTATGTGGGTCTATTAACCATAATCACTGTCACTTATATCCATAATTATCCACACCTGTCCACACACACTCACTGGCCCTGTGTTATTCCTATGGCCACACTGGCCACTGCTGGCCCCTTTTAGCCACGTGGAGCCACTGGTAGAACCACTGGCCTTTTTTAGCCACCAGAGGCACGGGGAGGGGCCCATTATCGCAACACACACACGTGTGGTGACTCAATAGCACATCAGAAGCTAATTCCACCTGGACCCTACCTGAACCTAAGTGGTCACAAAGTCCCACTTATGACCATAAAAGGCCATAAAAGGAGTCATAATTTCCCACTTGGCTTCTATTTAAGTAACAGATTTAATATTGGAAAGGGAAGAGAGTTTGCTATTATAGGAAAAGTATGGTATAATAAAGGTATAAGCTAATAGTTTTTATAACACCTCCCTATTTAGGACAAAGGAATGGCAGACGGAAGAAGAAATAATAAAGGTAATCCCTTAATGAAAAAAGGGGCTCCACCACTAAACCCAGCAGGGAGACCTAAAGGTTCAGTAAACAAATACACAGCTCTTAGTAGAGAATTATTATCCGCTAAAGGACCTGAGATAGTAGAGAAGGTAATAGAGATGGCCCTGGAAGGGGACAGACACTGCCTTAAGATGTGTATGGATAGAATTGTACCTGCACATAAAGCAGTAGAGATTAAACATCAACATCAAGACTTAGGTATTAATATTATTGTTGAGTCAGTAAAGGCAATAGAGAAGAAAGAAAAGAAAGAACAAGAGATATTTGAGGCAGAGGTAGTCAGTAATGGCTGACATAAAGGTTAAACTCCACCCGGCCCAGATGGAAATCTTTACAAGTGATGCTAGATTTAAAGTAGTTGCGGCAGGAAGAAGATTTGGTAAATCAAGGTTAGCTGCTTGGGTGTTATTAATTAAGGCCCTACAGTCAACCAGTAAGGATGTGTTTTACATAGGCCCTACATTCCAACAAGCTAAAGATATTATGTGGGGGATGTTGAAGGAACTAGGGGCTGATGTTATTAAAGCAGCCCACGAGAACACAGCTGTATTAACATTAATAAACGATAGAAAGATTTATCTTAAAGGCTCTGATAGACCAGATACACTTCGAGGAGTAGGTCTAGAGTATGTAGTTTTAGATGAGTACGCCAGTATGAAACCAGAAGTATGGGAGATGATTATTCGACCTACACTGGCTGATGTTAAAGGTGGTGCTTTATTTATTGGTACACCTGCTGGTAAGAATCACTTCTATAAGTTATATGTAGATGCCATAAAGGACAAAAAGGGAGAGTGGGAGGCATTCCAGTTTAACTCAGTAGATAATCCCCTACTGGACCCTAAAGAAATAGAGACCGCTAAGAGTAGTATGTCCACACAGGCCTTTAGACAAGAGTTCGAGGCCACCTTTGAAAGCTTCAGTGGAGGTATTTTCAAGGAAGAGTGGATAAAGTACGTAGAGGACGAGAAGGACTTTAAAGAAGGTACAATAGGACACTACGTGGTCTCAGTAGACCCGGCAGGGTTTGAAGCAGCCAGTAAGGAAAGAGGTTTAAAGTCAAGTAAGCTTGATGAAACTGCAATATCAGTAGTAAAGATTGTAGGTGATGAGTGGTTAGTTAAGGATATTTACCACGGTAGGTGGGGTATTAAAGAAACTGCCACAAGAATCCTTAATGCCGCAGTAGATTGTGAAGCAGCATCAGTAGGTATTGAATCAGGTGCATTAAAGAATGCCATTATGCCTTACTTAGAAGACGAGATGAGAAGCAAGAGCAGGTGGGTTAACATAACTGATGTTACTCACGGTGGTAAAAGAAAGATTGATAGAATTACGTGGTCCCTACAAGGTAGATTAGAGCACGGTAAGATTAAATTAAGGAAGGCAGATTGGAATGGTCCCTTTATTTCACAACTAATGGACTTTCCTTCTCCACTTAGCCACGATGACTTGCTTGATTCGTTAGCTTATATAGATCAGGTAAGTGTTGCTGACTATGCTAGCAGTATTGAGTTAGATGAGTGGGAACCTATGGATGCAGTAGCAGGATATTAATGGAAAAAGACAGCTTAAGTTATAAAGACCCTATGTCACCTCTTAGAGAGTGGGTATTAGGGAGAGTAGAGAACTGGGAAGAACACAGAAACTCTAATTACTTGTCTAAGTGGGACGAATACTACCGTATATGGCGTGGTGTTTGGTCCGAGGAAGACAAGACTAGACAGTCAGAGAAGTCTCGTCTAATTTCTCCTGCTACACAACAGGCTGTTGAGGCCACAGTGGCAGAATTAGAGGAAGCTACGTTTGGTAGAGAACGTTGGTTTGACATTCAAGATGATATGTTGGATCAGGAAGGTGGAGACATAGAGTATATTCGTAAATTACTACACGAAGACTTAGAAAGAGATGGTGCTAAAGCAGCTATTGCAGAGAGTATGCTTAATGCTGCGTTATACGGAACAGGAATTGGCAAGCTAATTGTAACTGAAGAGATCGAAGTGGTCCCTACAGAGCAGCCAGTACAAGGAACACTAACAACTTCAAGAGGAACAACTGAGATACCATACATTAGTGTTAAAGTAGAGCCAGTATCTCCTAAAGAGTTTGTTATTGATCCTACTGCAACAGAGATTAAAGATGCTCTAGGCGTAGCACATATTGTTATTAAGCCTAGATATCAAATTACACAAGGAATTAAAGATGGTATATATGAAGATAAACCAATTGGTAGCTACGATAAAGCTGACTTTGGGTTCGATGATGAAAACTCCGCATCTACTGATGAGGATGATAAAGTCAAGATCGTTGAGTATTGGGGTCTCGTCCCTAAGAAGTTTCTTAAGAATAGTGCGGAAGAAACTGACCAGTTTGATTACGAAGACGATGAGTTAGTAGAAGCAGTAGTCACTATTGCTAACGATTCAGCTGTTCTAAGAGCAGTAGAGAATCCATATATGATGAAGGATAGACCATTCGTGGCCTATCAGCACGATAAAGTACCTGGTAAGTTCTGGGGTAGAGGTATAACAGAGAAAGGGTATAACCCACAGAAGGCTTTAGATGCAGAGTTAAGAGCACGTATTGATACTTTAGCGTTAACTACACACCCTATGATGGGATTAGATGCAACTAGACTGCCTCGTGGCACTAAGTTTGACATCAGGCCAGGTAAGACTATTCTTACTAATGGTGATCCTAAATCCGTTTTGATGCCGTTGAACTTCGGTAGTCTAGCCAACTCTACCTTCACAGAAACCGCAGAGCTAGAAAGAATGGTTCAAATGGGCACAGGTGCTATGGATACTGCCAATAGCAATATGTCCAACCCTCGAAACTCTACCGCCTCAGGAATGAGTATGTTACAGGCGGCATCAATTAAACGCCAGAAGAGAACTTTAATGAACTTCCAGGACAGTTTCTTAGTCCCTATGATTAATAAAGTAGCTTGGAGAAAGATACAATTTG